ATCTTACCGAATGAAAAACCGGTATGGCCTGAATATTGGACTAAGGAGTCTCTACTTGGAACAAAAGCATCTATACCTATTTCAAAATGGAATGCGCAGTATATGCAAAATCCTACTGCAGAAGAAGGATCTATTCTCAAAAGAGATTGGTGGCAGAAGTGGGAAGGTAATGGTTTACCAGAACTTAAGCATGTAATTCAAAGTTATGATACTGCTTTTTCTAAAAAAGAAACTGCAGACTATTCAGCTATAACTACTTGGGGTGTGTTCACACCTTTTGAAGATATGAAACCTGCATTGATATTATTAGATGCATTACGAGGTAGATATGATTTTCCAGAACTAAAAATGGTTGCTTTTGACCAGTACAAATACTGGGACCCAGAAACGGTGGTCGTGGAGAAGAAAGCTACAGGAGAACCCCTGATCCAAGAAATGCGTAAAATGGGTGTTCCAGTAACAGAATTTATCCCTGTTCGTGGTAAAGATAAACACGCTAGAGTTCATGCCTGCGCTCCAATATTTGAGTCAGGACAAGTATTCTATCCAGACGGAGAGAAATGGGCAGAAGAAGTTATTGAGGAGTGCGCAGCATTTCCCTTTGGTGAGAATGATGACTACGTGGACAGCACCACCCAAGCTGTGTTAAGATACCGTAAAGGGAATTTCGTTAGTTTATTTTCTGATGAACCTGTTGAACCCAAAAACAAAGGTGAAAGGCCAAAATATTATTTTGAATGACAACTATACCAAAGAAAAAACCGTATACTAAAAAGAAGTTCTTAGAACATGCTGAACTGTATCTTAAAGGTGCAAGGGGAGGTTTTGACAAAGTACAAATGCAAAACAAAATTGTAGAAAAAGGTAATATACTTAGAAAACAAGGAGTCCCACGAAACGATGTTATTTCTATAATTAAAAAAGCAAACCAAAACGTTAATAGATTATTTAGACAACGAGCAATGAGACAAGAGAAATGATAGATCAATTACCAAAAATACCTGAAGACGATTCATATCAACCAGTTGAGGTTATGCAAAAAACTCAAGAGAAAGTTACGCTCAACGACCTTCCACCGCCAGGTGCTATATTACAAAGAAAATTAACTGATCGTGAAATATTAGCATTGAAAGCATTTGGAAGTGATACGTTAAATTTTTTAAATGAAATATCAAAAGATTTGTTACCTGGTATAGGTGAGGCAAGAGCAGTTGAATATACTAATCAAGAAGTAGCCGCCCTTCAACAAGCTGTTAAAGATAGAGATGTTCCAGGAACAATTGTTCATGGAGTTGGAGTCCCAATTATGTCAGCAGGTACATTACCTTATTGGTTAGGTGGTGGTGTCATAGGTGGAGCAGCAGCATTCCTTATGAGAGATATCATAGGTAAAGGGTATCGTAACATGACGTCTAAATTTAGAATGCAAGAACCTGCTAGAGGGGCAACGACTAAACCTGATATTCCTGAAGAAGTTTTAGAGCAACCTGGAGTGAAAGTCGCAAATCAAAGATCAGACATTGCTGTTAGACAAAAAGATGTACCGATAAAAATTACAGAAAAATTTAATTTTGGTGAAACAGCTACACCTGTTAGAACAAATTACTCTAAATCTACATCCGACTTTTTAGGATCAAGATCATTTGATGTAATTGCAAAAGAAAACTTTACTGGCATGACTAATGATCAAATTCAAAATAGAATGATTAATTTAATTAGAACTGGTAAGGTTAGCAGAGAAGAAATATTTGATGCAGGTATTTTAAAACTTGATGAAAACTTTAAACCTATTGGTGGAGCATTAGCATCAATACCAAAAGAAATTGGTGGAACAATAAATAAACAAGATATTCTAAAGATGTTAAAAAATGCACCTTCCCAAAGACTTAAAATAAACAGATATGGTAGTCCTGATTTTAATACAGATTTTTTTGATCTTTACGCATCAACAGATATTATGAATGCAAATCTAAGGGGCAGTCTCAATGAAAAAATATTTCAAACAACCAACACTGCAGACAGAGCTGCGTTTAGAAATGTTGAGCAGATATTAGCTGATCTACAAAAAGCTTATGATAGAACTGCTACTAATAGAGCTGTTGTTGCTAACTTTGCAAGTGATAGAAAATTAAATCCACTAAGAGATATTATACCGGCGCTTTCTGTTGGAGATCAACAAGTCATGAGAGCGTTCATATCAAACATTGAAAAAATGAAAAAGTATGTTTCCCCTAGCAAGGGTGAGTTTGCGGGACCTGCAAAACATGGAACCTCTACTACAAAAGGTGGAGATAATTATTATGAAACTGTTATTAGTTTAGACGAATCAATACCTGGTAATACTAGTAAAGGTAAATTCACAAACACAGGTCACTTTCCAGATGTAAACCCAGTTGTTCATTACAGAGCTAAAACAAGATATAATCAAAAAGGCGAACCTATTATTGCTATTGATGAAATACAATCTGATACATTACAACCTTTTTATGATTCAGGTGGAGCAGCAGTCAGAAAAGCTATGAATAATCCTTACGGTAAATCTTTAGTAGAATCTATTATAAAAAAAAGATTACTTACTCTAGTTGATGAACAAAAACCAATATTAGCAAAATTAAGAAAACAATCTTTAACAAGTGCAGAAATGAAAAAATTAAATGAACTAGATAAAGAACAAGCTTTGTATAAAAAATATTTTCAAAGATCAGAACTTATGACAGATGAAGCAATGCAAAAACTTTATAAATCAGTTAGTAAAGCGACTCAAGAAACTCCTGATTACTTTCCGTATTTAAAATCCTATTATGAACTGGCGCTCAGATCCGCTGTTAACGATGCAATCATAAAAGGTAAGAGAGGAGTAACAATCGTTCCTGTGGGTAAAAAAACTCACCACTCAAAAGATAAAGGTCATTACCTTTACTATGGTGATGAAAAAGGTTTAAAGACAAAAGCTTTAGATCAAGACGCATTACCAGCTCCAGGTAAAAAAGGTGGTGGCGATGCAATCTATCCTGCAACACTTAAAAAAATAGCTAAACAATTTAAAAAAGATTATGGAATAGATTTAACTGTTAGAAAACAGAAAGTGTTCAATACATCAGTGCCAACAGATGGATCTTATGCAATAAGAAATCCGAACGGCACCATAATGGCTACATTTAAGAAAAAGACAAATAGAGATTATGTATTAAATAAATTAAATTCAAATAGATCATCGTCAGATAAATTACTTGGTGATTTGTTAAGTGGAGATGATTTAAAAGTAGATGAGGCATTTACAGGTATAGTGCTAGAAATACCTGAGAATGCAGCTAAACTATTGAAGAAGAAAAAGATGAGATCTTACAAAACGGGTGGTTTAGTTGCAATCGAGCCAAAAAGGGAGTATTTTGCATCTGTATTTTAATTATGAAAAATTTAGCTAAACTTAAACTGCAAGAGGCACAAGCAAAAGGTAAAACAAAACCCATGGCTAGTGCAAGAACTGCAAGGGCAGTTCCGCAAATGAGAAAAGTTGTAAAGACGTTAACCGGCTATAACAATGGTGGTGTCATTAGACCTAAACCAACATTTAAAGGAAAAGTTTTGAAACCAAAGCCAATAAAAAAACCTAGTTTTGTGGGAATAGCAATAAGAGGATTTGGTAAAGCATTCAAGAAAGGTAAATAATGTCAAGAGAAGATTTAGTAGAAGTACAAGAGCAAGAAGATATTGAGATTGAAGGTCCTGAGGGAACTACGATCAATGAGAATATAGATGCAATAGAAGATGAAGAAGGTAATCTATTAGCTGGTGAAGAAGCACCTACAGCTCCTCAAGATAATTTTTATGCAAACCTAGCTGAATTTTTAGATGACTCACAACTTAAATCTTTAGCATCAAAACTTCTTGCAGATTTTAAAGATGATAGCTTAGCTAGAAAATCTTACATTGAAACTTACACTAAAGGTTTAGATCTGTTAGGATTTAAATACCAAGAAGTTACAAGACCATTTATTGGTGCATCTGGTGTAACACATCCTCTATTAGCTGAGGCAGCAACACAATTTCAAGCACAAGCGTTTAAAGAATTATTACCATCTGATGGACCGGTAAGATGTCAGGTAGTTGGAGCTGAATCTAAAGAAACTATTCAACAAGCAAACCGTGTTAAAGATTACATGAACTATCAAATAACAGATGTTATGGAAGAATACACACCTGAAATGGATCAGATGTTATTTTTCTTACCGTTAGCTGGTTCAACATTTAAAAAAGTTTATTATGATCCTGCGGCTCAAAGATGTAAAGCTACATTTATTCATGCTGAAGATTTAGTTGTACCTTACAACGCATCAGATTTATATGAAGCAGAAAGAATATCAGAAGTACAACGTGTTACCAAAAACACAGTGGCAAAAAGAATTGCATCTGGATTTTACAGAGATGTAGAATTACCAGAACCATTTTTTAATGAAGATAGAGCACAGAAAAAATATCAAGAACTGGAAGGAGTAACTCCACAAAAATACCAAGATCTATATAACTTTGTGGAAATGCATGTAGATTTAGATTTACCAGGTTATGAAAGTGATGACGGAGTAAAAGTTCCTTACATCGTAACGTTAGACAGAGATAGTATGACTATAATGTCTATCTATAGAAATTATAAACCTGATGATCAATCTAGAAAAAGAATTCCTTATTTTGTACATTACAAATTTCTACCTGGTCTTGGCTTTTATGGCTTTGGCCTAATTCATATGATTGGTGGATTATCAAAAGCTGCAACTGGTGCATTAAGACAGTTACTGGATGCAGGTACTTTAGCTAACCTACCAGCAGGATTCAAATCAAGAGGGCTAAGAGTAAGAGATGATGCGGAGCCTCTTCAACCTGGAGAGTTCAGAGACATTGATGCTCCAGGAGGTAATATTAGAGATCAGTTTCAACTATTGCCTTTTAAAGAACCAAGTCAAACATTGTTTTCATTATTAGGTTTTTGCGTGGATGCAGGTAGAAGATTCGCTGCAATCGCTGACTTACAAGTTGGTGATGGTAATCAACAAGCAGCAGTTGGAACTACAGTTGCGTTATTAGAACGTGGATCAAGAGTTATGTCTGCGATACACAAACGTGCTTATTACTCAATGAAAGAAGAATTTAGAATTATGTCTAGAATATTTTCTGAGTACTTACCTCCTGAGTATCCTTACAATGTTGTTGGTGGGAACAGATTAATTAAAATGTCAGACTTTGATGACAGAGTGGATGTTGTACCAGTTGCAGATCCTAACATATTTTCAATGTCTCAAAGAGTAACACTTGCTCAAACAGAACTACAATTAGCTCAAGCTAATCCACAAATTCATAATATGCATGAAGCATATAGAAGAATGTATGAAGCTTTGGGTGTAAGAAATATTGATGGTTTATTACAACCTGAACCCGACCCACCTGTACCAATTGATCCGGCACAAGAAAACACTGCAGCTTTACAGATGCAATTACCAAAAGCATTTGCTGAGCAAAATCATAATGCTCACATCGCAGCTCACATGTCATTTATAAGAACGAGAATGGTTCAGTCAAATCCTTCAGTTTACGCATTGCTACAAGGTCATGTTTCAGAGCACGTAAGTTTGAAAGCCAAAAAAGAAATTATGGAAGCTTTTATGCAACAACCTAATTTAGTTCAGTTGCAACAAGTTAATCCTGAAGAGTTTGCAAAACAATTTGAATCAGCAGTTGCTGAAAGAATTGTTGTTTTAACTGATGAATTAGTAAATCAAGAAATGCAGTTTTTAGGTCAAATGAACCAGGATCCATTAGTAATGTTAAAACAAAGAGAGTTAGATTTAAAAGCTCAAGACATTGCTAGAAAAGCTCAAGAAACTGCTGAGAGATTAAATGTTGAAACAAACAAATTTGAATCTCAACAAACTATTGCAGAAGATAAATTAAATTTACAAGAAGAAGTTCAACGAGGTAGATTAAAAATATTACAGGATAAAGCACGTGAAGAAAAAAATTAAAAAATTAAAAGGCGGAGGAATGGACGCATCAAAAGCGGACTTCAACACTCCATCAGCATCAGGACCAAAGGGTGGACCTCCAGGTGGTGGTGATAGGGAAATGAAGTATAATGCACCAACTTCTCCACCTAAAACAACTGGTGGTGGTGATGTTCCATTTAAAGCTCCTCTTCCTAATGTAGGACCTTTATCGGTTGCAATAAATGTAGGGTCTTATTTAAATTATAAAGGAAGACAAAAATTTGCTAGAAAAGAAGGTTTGTATCGAGATCATTACAAAACTACTGGCAAAACATTACAACCAAATTCTCCTGCAGGTAAAACATATGTTAAAGAAGCAGGATATGGAAAAACTTCTCAAACACCATCTGACAGAGATGGCCCTGAACCAGTAATTCCAAAACCAGTAACAACTACAGCTTCTGCTGCCAAACCAAGACCAGGAATTGGACCAGTAATGCCATATTATATGGGTTTTGATTTTCAAAAAGCTAAACCATTTAAACGTGGTGGACTTTCAGGTGGGAAAAGATTTGGACCACCACCAAAAAAAGGGCCTGATTCACACGGAAAATGTCCTTTTAGACCAGATGGAATTAGAGGTGTAGGAGCCGTTCAAAAAGGTAGGGGTGTAAAATTTGTCGGGGTTAAATAAAATAGCTTATTTTGCCGGTATTTTAGACGGTGAAGGTAGTTTTTTCATGGAAAAAAACCGTGGAGATATCTATTACCCTACTATTTCTTGTGAAATGACAGATGAGGACGTAATTTTATCAATAAGTAAGTTTTTTAAAGTAGGTCATGTTACAAAAATTAATCCAAGAAAAAAACATTGGAAAACTTCTTATCGTTGGAGAGTAAGAAACCAACCTGCGATCGACATATTGAAAGAAATCTTAAAATATCTTAGTATAAGACGTAAAGCAAAAGCAAAATTTTTAATACAGGAGCATAAAAATGTGGTTAAGCGCAATTAAATTAGCAGTTTCTGCTGGAAGTAAAATTTACGCCAACAAACAACGTACAAAAATGGCAATGTCTGATGCACAATTGATGCATGCAGAAAAAATGGCCCGAGGCGAGGAGCAATACCAGGGAAAATTGCTTGAAGCTCGACAATCGGACTGGAAAGACGAGGCAGTTCTTATAATTTTGAGCCTGCCCGTGTTGGTGCTTGCTTGGGCAGTCGTATCGGACGATCCGACAGCGATGGACAAGGTAAAACTGTTCTTCGAGATGTTTTCTCAGCTCCCTTCATGGTTCACAAATTTGTGGATCCTTGTCGTGGCGAGTATTTATGGTATAAAGGGAACACAAATATTCCGTAACGGAGGTAAAAAATAATGCCACTAACTAAAAAAGGTAAAAAAATTATGAAATCCATGAAAGATCAATATGGAGATAAAAAAGGTGAATCTGTTTTTTATGCATCTGCTAACAAAGGCAAGATAAAAAAAGTTCATGGTAAAAAAGAAGGTGGTGCAATGGAAAGAAAAAAAAGTAAAAAATTTAAAGAAAAATTAAATCCAATTTTAATTAACAGACCACCAGTGGGAAAACCAAAAATACCTGGAGAAAAATCTAAACAGATAAAAAAACATGGTATGAAAGAAGGTGGTACAATGGAACCATATCACGGAAGTATGATATCAGGAACTGTTGATGGAAAAAAATTGTCTAATCCATCTTACAAAAAGTATTATGGCAATCTACTAAGGGGGTTTAAATGACAAAACTATGTCCAAGAGGTAAAGCCGCAGCAAAGCGAAAATTTAAAGTGTATCCGTCAGCATATGCTAACGCTTACGCTTCCAAAATATGTGCTGGTAAAGCAAGAGATCCATCTGGTGTAAAAAGAAAAGATTTTAAAGGTCCAAAACCTGCAGGTAAAGCAGAGGGTGGTTCTATTTCTTCAGCTAGTTTTCCTCAAAAAGCAAAAGGTGAAAGTGTTAAAGGATATACAAAACGTGTTAAATCTAGTTTTAAAAAAAATATTAAAAAATATGGTGTATTTCCATCAAGGCAAGAACTTAAAGATACCATAAAAAATGTCAAAGCATTTAAAAGAGATTATGCTAAAACAAAACCTGCAGGTAAAGCAGTAGGTGGTATGGCAATTAAAGGTGCTGGAAAATATTTAAAAAGAAGATTGAAACTTTCTGGTTTAGGAAGCCTATTACAAGTTGGGTACTCAAAAGCTGCAAAAAAAAGAGATAAAGCAAAAACCAAGCAGTATGATAAAAAAGCTGATGGTGGTGTAATAGATTCAACTAAATTTAAATATGTCTAATGGATTAAAAAAATGGTTCGATCAAAAATGGGTGGATATTGGGAGCAAAAAAAAAGATGGTTCCTTCGCCAAATGTGGCCGTTCAAAACAGAAAGCGGACGCGAAGAGGAAGTATCCAAAGTGCGTACCACTTGCAAAAGCCACACGGATGACAAAGTCGCAAAGGGCGAGTGCTGTTGCCAGAAAAAGAGCAGCGGGTAACACCGGTCCAAAACCAAAAAACGTCAAAACATTTGCTAAGATGGGTGGTATCATAGATCAAACTAGAATGAGGTATCTATGAGTGATGCATTAAGACAAGCTTTTGGGGATAGAAAAAAATTTAAGAAAAAAACAGAATTAGATTCACGACATGGTGTGGAATTTAAACACGGAAAACCACGTCCAGGCAGAAGTAATCACTTGAGGAACCCTATCGTGGGTTATTCTCTAAAAAAGGGTGGAATGCCTGCTAGAAACAAAAAAAATTTTAGATCTACAAAATCAGGTGCAGGTATGACTAAAGCTGGGGTTGCTGCGTATAGACGTATGAATCCTGGATCTAAGCTCCAAACAGCTGTAACTGGTAAAGTTAAGGCAGGATCTAAAGCAGCAAAAAGAAGAAAAAGTTATTGCGCTAGGTCTTTAGGTCAGTTAAAAAGGGCTAGTGCCAAAACAAGAAATGATCCAAATTCAAGAATAAGACAAGCTAGAAGAAGATGGAAATGTTAAAAAAACTAATAGAATTTTTAAGAATTCAATATGGATTCTTCAAAATGAAAGTTTTTTATAAGTATACTAATTTAGAATATAGAATAAGACGTTTAGAAAGAGCAGAATATTGGAAAAATAAATATAAACGTTAATGGATTATCACACAGTAAAATATATTCAAAATAAGGTCTTAAAACCAAAAATAGATACATTAACAGCAAAAATTAAATTAGGTGTTGACACCTTTGTTGAGTATAAGTATATAATAGGACAAATCAGATCGTGTGAGGATCTGCACAGGGACTTAAGTGACCTGCTGAAGAAACAGGAGCCAAATGAAGACACAGAAACAGGAAGTACCAAAGCATGAACCTGCTTTATTAAAAGCTTACAAATCTCAAGAAGAAGTAAAGAAACTTTTCTTAGATCCCACTTCGCTAGATAAAACATCTTTGGAAAGATTACCTGAACCCACTGGATATAGAATATTAGTTCTTCCATACAGCGGGCCTAAAAAAACTAAAGGCGGAGTAATTTTATCAGATCAAACGGCAGAAACAATTGCAATGACAACTGTATGTGCATATGTTTTGAAAACTGGACCTTTGGCTTATCAAGACAAAGATAAGTTTCCAACTGGACCATGGTGCAAAAAAGGTGATTGGATAATTTTTGGTAGATATGCTGGCTCACGTTTTAAAATAGAAGGCGCTGAAGTTCGAATACTAAACGATGATGAAATCATCGCAACAATCAGTAATCCAGAGGATATACTGCATTTATACTAGGAGATAAAA